CGAATGATTAAGAACGTCAGTTGGGTGCTGAAGTCCGCAGGCTATATGCAGTCCTGTGAGCTTACGAACGGCTGGCAAATCTACTTCTTCTCGTCAGAGGGCGACCCTCCGCAGGGCTACAGGGCAAACCTTGCGTGGATTGACGAGGACTTGGCATCCGAGAGTACATGGCTCGCGGAGCTACAGGCCCGCTTGGCTGATTACAAGGGAAGGCTGATATGGTCGGCCACCCCGCACTCTAAGAATGACGCTCTCTTTGGATTGTGCGAGCGGGCAGACAAGGCTGCGGAAGAGGGGCGAGACAACCCCAAGAAGTTCGTCCTGCGATTCCTCGACAACGAACACATCTCCAAGGAAGCCCGTGCCCTTGCGGTGGAGCAGTGGGCGGCGCAGGGTGAGGAAGTCCTGAGGATGAGAGCGGAGGGAGAGTTCACTTTTGACAGTGTTCTCCTCTACGGCTCCTTCAACATGGGCATACACGGCTTCCCCCGCAAGGAACTGCCTGACGGCCAGATTCCCCAAGATTGGTGCCGTTATGCGGCGGTTGACCCCGGACACGCCATATGTGCTGTCCTGTTTGCAGCGGTCCCGCCTTCCGGGGATTTCGTCCTCCTCTATGACGAACTGTACATCCCCAACTGTTCTGCCGTGGTGTTTGCGGAGAAGTTCGCTTCTAAGGTGGCTGGCCAGCCGCAATTCTACTCCTTCCTGATCGACTCTCACGGTGCGAGGCTCACGGACATCGGCGGCGGAAAGTCCCCGGGGCAGCAGTATTCGGAGCAGCTTGAGGCTCTAGGCATCCGATCCAAGGCCACCGGCTCGTCATTCATGCACGGGTCGGATGACGTTATGTCTGGGATTGAGAGTGTGCGTAATGCCATGCACATACGGTCCAGCGGCACCCCCAAGCTGCGAGTGTTGGAAGGTGCCCTCCCAAACTTCATCCGAGAGATCAAGCGTTACAAGCGGCAGTCAACCGTTGTTGGTGGCCAATCAATCATTCTGGACAAGCCGCATCCACGGTCGGTGAGCCATCTCATGGACTGCCTTCGTTACTTAATGGCTGCGGAAATACGCTACCACAAGCCCGAGGCAAAGGCGGAACAGGCATGGTGGGAGCCGTGGCTGGCTAAAAGGCGTCGAGAGAGAGGTGAGGACGCCAGCGTCGTGTATTTGTCGCCATCTTCGTATACCTCGCAGACTTACGTTGCTTGATGTAACTATTGCCCGCCATCCGGGGGTCGATACGCTACGGCCAGTTCCTTTCCCCATGGTGGAGGCAAACCATGTCTGCGATGCCCAGTGTTGAGGTTGGTGATCTTGTCTATTGGTATGACGATCCCGTGAACCCTTCCCAGCCGACGCTGGGTTGGATCATTGAGCGTCCCGGTCGAGAGACTGTCTCGGTATTAACCTTCTCTCAGGTTGCCGGGTTCATTGAGAAAAAATCGGTTCGCCACAAGGACGATCCTTTCTGGCGTGAGTCCGAGGTTGCGGGCGCATGGTCGCAGTGGGGTTGCTTTGCTCTCCATCCGACCACAGAGATTCTCCGCGAACTCAAGCCTTTCTTGACAAAACTCAAGCTCGACGCGGCCCGATCCGCTGACGAGCCTGCCCGCCGTGGTCCCGGTCGCCCCCGGAAGGAAGACGCAGTGGAAGTGGAGGTGGCCGAATGAGGACTCTCCTTACCGCAGCGATCATCTGCCTCGTTTGCTCGACGGCAGAGGCCCGCCCCCGGCGTCAGTACCAGCAAGGCCAGCCTGTCCAGAACATGGCCCGCGCCATGGTGAACACGGCTCAAGGCGTGGCGGAATCCTGTGCCCGCATGGGCAGGCTTCAGCACCTTGGGGGCAACTCTGGACCGGAAGGTCTGGGCATGGGCCCCACCCCGGACGCTGCCTACCGGAACTGTTGTTTTGCCAACAGCGGGATGCCGGACGCGGATGTTGGTTACGCACAGGGTCCGAGTGGTCAGTGGTACTGTTGCCGCAGATACGGGAGTAAGTAATGGACGAGAACCTCGACCCAGAAATCCCCATGTCCGGTGGCGACCCCAGCCAGTTGGCTGATCCGCCCGATGACATCATTCCACAGAAGAAGATGGAAGATGCCCTCAGAAGCATCTCCACCGGCTGGCTCAAGAAGCTCGACCTTGCCCGCAAGGCGAAGAAGGCTTTCTCGGAGGACGCCCGGGAGGCCATGAACTTCTTCGACGGTGGGGAGAACTTCTTCTGGAAAGAGGGTGCTTCGCCTTACTCCAAGATTGCTCCCCCCAGCTTTCGTATGACTGTGAATCGTGCCTTTGAGGCCGTGAAGCTGATTGGCTCAGTGATTTACGCCCGCAATCCCGTGCGGACTGTAACTACCAAGAGGTTCCCTGCCGTCCCGCCGGAAGCTGTTGGCATTGATACCAACCAGCAACCGCAGGTCGATCCGATGACTGGCCAGCCAATGCTGCCCCCCAACGTGGAGCAGTACCTTCAGGCCAGCCAAGAGATCGGCATTGCCGAGAAGCAGCGGGAAGCGTTTGCCGAGATTATCAGTGCGTACTTGAACTACACGCCTTCTCAGTTGAACTTGAAGGAACACACCCGCAAGGTGGTTGACGAGGGCATTCTCAAGGGGATGGGAGTCTGGTGGACTGAATTGATTGAGATGGGTGGCGAGGACGGCCCTCCCGTTGGGCTGATCGGCAGCTTTCATGATTCAGTGGACAACCTGCTTCTGGACCCAGACGCGGACGAGCAGGAGGACATTTTGTGGTGTGCCCGGCGTTGCGTTCACCCGATTGCCGAGGTGGCCGAGAAGTACGGGCTCGACAGGAGCGAACTGAAGGGGCACATGGAGAGCTTCGTCGCCCGGTCCATGGAAGAGGACCGTGGCTACAAGATGAAGAAAAAGAACGGCAAGACGAACGACCTGATCGTCTACTGGAAAATCTGGAGCAAGACGGGGTTCGGCCACACCTTAAAGGGAGCCCCCAAAGAGTTTGCCCAGATGTTCGATGCGCTTGGCCCCAACTGTTACTTGGTGGTAGCAGAAGGCGTCGATTACCCCTTGAATGTCCCCAAGGAAATCGCCCTTGAAGAGCCGGACGAGACGGGCCTGCCCAACAGTCTGTTCACCCGCACCCGGTGGCCGATCCCATTTTACGCGGACCACAACGGCTGGCCTTTCACCCCGTTCCAGTGCCATCGCAAGCCGGGGTCTGTGTGGCCGATCAGTCACATGAAGCCGGGTATGCCGGAATTGAAGTTCCTGAACTGGGCACTTTCCTTCCTTGCCACCCGCGTGATGATCTCCTCCAAGACCTTGGTGGGCGTCAGCAAGGCTGCGGGCGATGACATCAAGGATCAGTTGCTCAAGCATGAGCAGTCTGGGTTCTCGTTGGTTGAACTGTCCGAGACGCTTGGCCGGTCGGTCACTGACATCGTTTCCATCCTGCAACTCCCGCAGGTTTCCCCGGAATTATGGACCATAGTCCAAGCCGTTTCGGAGATGTTCGACAAGCGGGTTGGCCTTACTGAACTAACGTATGGGCTCACGCGGGCCCAGTATAGGAGTGCCGCAGAGGCGCAGGTGAAGTCCGAGCAGATCAGCGTTAGGCCGGACGATATGGCGAACGTACTTGAGGACGCCATGTCCATGCTCGCTCGCCGGGAAGCGTTGGCTGCCCGCTGGTTGCTTCAGGATCAGGACGTTGCCCCGGTGCTGGGCCCAATCGGCGCAACAGTCTGGAAGAGCTTGCAGGAGACGGTAACTCTTGGCCAGCTTGCGATGAACTACGAATACCGCATTGAGGCCGGTAGCGCGAGGAAGCCCAACAAGGCTGGCAGGATTGAAGCGTTGCAGATTGCCCTTCAGACGGTTGGCCCGGTTGTTCAGGGTTTGATTCCGCAGGGTGTGGTGGGCCCGTGGAACGCTCTGATGAAAGATTACTGTGATGCCATCGACGTTGACCCCACTGGTTACATGATCCCCGAGCCCCCGCCGCCGCAGCCTCCCCAGCCACCAGCCGGACCAGCCGATCCCGCCTCCCCGGCCCCGGAAGGTGGCGGGGAGGTTTCTGAACCCCAGCAAGTCCCACAGGAGCTACAGCCATGAGCGACCTTCCCATCGAAATCAAAAACGCTCCGAAGCACGTTCAGGACCACTACAAGAAGGTCTTGGCTATGGGTTACGGGGAGCGATGGGCCCTGATGACGGCCCTTCAGCAACCGCCGGGAACCCAAGGCACAGACAGGGCCTTTATGCAGGGCAGGCTCGACGGCAACTGGATGGACGGCATTCCGGCGAGGATGGCCAAGAAGATGGCCAGAGAGGCCAAGGCAGCGGGCATCAACATCAACGGCAAGTATTACTTGGGCGGGCTTGCGGACAAGCGGGGGCACATGGACCCCAGTGCGTGGGTGGACTCTGTGTCCGACATCAAGCGCGTGGCCAAGGCGCGTAATCTCAACGTCAGCGGGATTGTGAATGTTCAGGGCCATGAGGTTGAGCCAGTCAGGCCCGCACTGAACCCCAAGATCGTGAACAAGCTGGCCAAGCAAGCGATGGCAAGTGACCCCAAGCTGACCCGCCAAGAGGCTGTCCGGCAGGTGAAGGAAAAGCATTCGCCAGCTTGGAAGCGGAGCAAGTAGCGGTTCAGTTTGGCTTGGCCGGGACATAAGTAGGGCAGGAGAGCCCCATGGCCTGCACCCCAGCCATCCCCTGCCACACCCCCTCGACTTTCTCCAACTGCGCCTCTGATGAGCGCGGCTATTGGAAGATCAGGGTACGTCAGGACACGGCTGAGAACTGGGCCAAAAACGACCCCATCCTTGCTTCCGGCGAGATGGGCTACGTCATCGGCAAGACCGATGGCCCCAACCTCAAGATCGGTGACGGCTGGCTGAAGTGGTCCCAGCTTCCTTGGCTGGTAGACGGTCAGGGCACGGGCGGCTCCTGCGGCAGCCACATTGTCTCTGACGTTGAGCCCCCTCCCGGTGATGAAGTTGGCGACCTCTGGATTTACCCAACTGGAGTTGCTGGTGACCTCACCGTCATCGACGTTTTGGCTGCGATCAAGGGTCAGGTCATCGCCCCCAAGGCCATTGACATTGACGGCCCCAACACCCTTTTCATTACCACTGACACGGACGGCACGGCCAAGCTCTCGCTCCGGGTAGACGGCAGCCCCCTCAGGGCAGTCACAGAAGAGAACTTGGCTACTGAGGAGTGGGTTCGTGCCCAGCTTGGGACCACCACCCCCACCTCTTCGTTTAGCAATGCCAACCCGCCGGTCTATGTCAGTGCCCCGGTAACCGAACAGCCCAACGGCCTTCCCATCGGCCTTTCGGCTGACGGCCAAGAGATTCACCAGCCCTACATGGTTGGTGGTGTTCCGGTAATGGTCGGCGGCAAGCGGTTTCTGATGCCGCTGATTGAGGCCCCGGCAACTGCCCCCGGCGGCGACCCCACTCCGCTGTTTACCTACACAGACCCTCCCGTCACTCAGCAACTCGACGGCACGATCATCGGCCTGTCAGCAGACGGCATGGAGATCACCCAGCCCCTGATGGTTGGCGGCATCTATGTGCTGGTCGGCGGCAAGAGATTCCTCGTCCCCGTAATCGAAGAGTAACCCATGCCAGCCCCAGCCAGACCGGCACCGATCAAGACTTACCCCGATTCAGCCCGTTTCACCAACGGCATTGTGGGGCATTACAGCGATGCAGAGGTGGACGCACTGCTTGCCAATGCTGCCACTGGGAATGTTGACCTCACCGGCTATGCCAAGGCCGAAGACCTTCCCATTGTCTATGAGCAGCTTGCCGAGCCCGTTGGCAAGGACGGTGACCTGTGGCTCAAGCCAGCCGCCAGCGTGGCCCTCGCTCCGGCCTCTCTAACTGCCGACAAGTCAGCCGTCACGATGAACGATGTTCGTGATGCCATCGGGGACTACCTGCTCGACCCGGCAAGCGCGGCTGCCATTGAGTTCAAGCATTCTCTCTTGGATGCCGTGAAGCTCATGCTCAACGGCGGGAAGATGCCCCCTGAAGACCTGCCGTGGACTGAATGCCCCAAGGTGGCAGGGTCAGGTCTGGTCGAGGCCCGACTGGTGAACGGCATCATCCAGCTTCGCGGGTCCATCACCATCACAACCTCGTCTTGGACCACAGTCCGCAAGTTGCCAGCCAACTTCCCTAGACCATCCGGCGACTACAACACTCTGACTGCCGGTGGCGAAACCGGGGTGGCCGAGCGGGTGTGTCAGGTGTCTATCAGGACTGGTGGCGACATTGCCATCAACTCATTCGGCAGCAAGATCACGGCCCTTTCTACCTTTCCAGCCACCGCTCCTGTGGTGTAACCATGACGCAAGAACTCAACATCTACAGCGGTGGTCGGTGGATTCCTGTCGGCGGCAGCGGCGGTGGAGACTCCGCAATCACTGTCCACGACGGTGCCCCTCCCCAGCCCACGGGCCCGATCCCGCAGGCACTGGAAGACGCATTTGCTGCCTACGCTGACGGCCTGCACTTCTTCAAGGGTGCCGGGGCTCTAGTCACTCTCGTTCGCCAGCAGTACCAGACCACCATTGTTCTCAACGGCCCCACCAAGTCGGTAGCCAAGATCGTCAAGTCCGATGCTGGCCTGCCCACCCCTCAAAATCCTTCCTACCTCGTCCAGCAAGAGCCCGATGGCAAGTGGATGAAGCTGACTTCTGACGAGTTCAACACGCCATTTGGCCCGCCCCAGATGGTTGACCTGTTCGCCCTGACCGGCGGCACGGTTGACCTGTCGGCCTACGCCAAACTCACAGACGCTACGCAAGTTTTGACGGCCCAGCGTTTTGTCGGCAGAGGGTTGATTCTGGAGCAATTCCTTGGGGGCACCGCTCGCGGAAGTCTGGGCCTTGCAGACTTGAACAATGGAAACGACGTTAGGCTGGGGGTTTCGCTCGACGGCAAGGAACCAACGCAACTGGCGTGGCTCACTGATCTTGCCAGCTACTACACCAAGCCAGAGGTAGATGCCAAGGTGGACGATGCCAACCTTGGGGTGCAGAGCGTTGCCGACCAAATCCCTTTCGTCGCGGAACAGATCGGCATCCAGACTGAAGCCAAGCTGGCACTCAAGGCCGACAAGACAGACACCTACACCAAGAAGGAAGTCGATGACAAGCTGGAGAGCGACAAGGACTTCTCCATTGCCAACGACAACGTGCTTCTGGCCAGCCTCACCTCACTCCAAGAGATTGTTTCCAATTTAGGGGAACTGGGCACCAGCCAAATCGAAGTGCTGGCTGTCATCCGGGGGGTTGAGATTGAACCCTCCGCGATCAAGTTCACCGACAACGCCACCAGCCCGATCCAATGGAAGGGCGGCTTATCTCTGACTCCGGTCAAAGAAGGTGACCACTGGCGGCTGAATTGGAATGACGGCAAGGCCATCCACACCCTTGTTCATGGCGACGAGTTCACTTCAGCCAATATCATTGCCGCGCTGGTTAGCCAAGACGTTTCAGTGTCGAATCTTCAGGCCGGGGGTTTTGATCTCAACGAACTGGGCATGGGTGCTTCCGGCGACCGGCTCATCACTCAGGTGGCTGGTGGCCCCGAGAACACGGTCGCCTACCTGTCGGACATTGTGGCTCCAGACCTATCCAACTATGTCGAGAAGCCGGTAGTCACGCTGATTCAGAACCAGATGCAGATTCTGTTCGATAGCATCTACACCCGCCCCGAATCTGATGACAGGTATGCGGCCAAGTCGGACAACAACCAGAACCTTCTTGCCAAGACCATTGTGGCCCAAGCGGTTGGCTTTGGTGACGCTGCCCTTCCTCCCGTTGCTCTGGCCTACACAGACAGCGGAGAGGGATACGGTGATCGTCTTGTTCTCAACATGGGGCTGACGAACGAATACCTCGTCTACAAGTCCGACCTTGATTCCCTGTTCCCGGCTATCGACACCAGCCAGTTCTCTACAACTGCCACGGTCGCTGCACTCGACGCCCGCATCAATACCCTTGAGTCCACAAGGGCAACCACGACAACCACTGCGTCCCTCGACACCCGGATCAAAAGCCTTGAGTCCAAGTCGGCGGCGACCAGCAACATCAACGACGCATCCAACGCCGCACTCAAGAAGTCCATCTTGGATGCCGTGGCCTTGATGCTTGCCGGTGGAACGAAACAGCCCCCTGCGGACATCGACTGGACGGCTTGCCGTAATTTCGGCAGCGGAAATCACCCAACCGCACAGGCCCGCATGATCGGTGGCGTGATTGAGTTGCGTGGCACTCTCTCATACCCAAGCGGCACGACGGGAGATCAGTCGTTTTGCAGACTTCCTGTGGGCTTCCCCTTTGCCGAACTCAATACCAGTGTACCCGCCGCCGCGAAGGTCACTTCCGGCAGTGTGGCAGTCGCGGCCTATGTCACATTTAGTTCACTCAGTGCCAACTTAGGCTTCGACACAGCATCCAGAGCCAACGACATTTTCCTCACCGGCATCAAGGTAAAGGCGGCTTACTAATGACAAGGCCATCGCTCTTCCCGAACGTGATTTTTGCTGGCAATCTTCCAGCCACCCCGCAGGTGGATATGTCGGGCTATGTCCGAACGGAAGATATGGCAACTACGGCTACGAAGGATAGCGTCGATCTACTTCGCAGCCAGTTGCAAGTCGTTTTGGACACGATCTACACCCGCCCCGAATCCGATGCCCGCTATGCGACGAAGCCGGAACTGACCACTGCGCTTGGCAATTTCTACACCAAGACCGATGCAAATGGCCGTTACGCAACAAAGTTGCAAATAAACGAAGTCACGTTCCAACTTACCGAAAACTATGCCCTAAAGAGCGAGGTTCCCGGCGCAGGTGTGTGGAAGGCATTGCCCCTGCGGGCGGGATTCTCGACTGCCGCCGCCACTGGCCGTCAGGCTCAGTACCGAATCCAGTTTGGTTACATCGAAATGCGTGGCGAGGTGAACCGCACTGGCGACTACACGGTGGACACCGAGTACACGTTCGCAGACCTACCCGCAGCCGACCGACCCGCCCAGTGGGTCTATGGGAATGCTGCCAGCTACTCAAGCGGAAACCCCGGCCTGCCCGGTGTTGTTCATATCGGCGCAAAGACCGGCGGCGAGGTGATTGCAGTGCCTCTGATTCGTTCTTGCTGGCGGCTCTATCTGGATAACGTGCGGGTCAGCACCTTTAAGTGACAACTATGGCAGCACTCTTTTATTGGTCAGGAACGGAATGGCTCCCCATTGCCACTGGCGGCGGTGGTGGCGGCGGCATTGGCCCTCCCGGCCCTCCCGGTGCTGACGGTATCTCCATTACTGTCTCTGGCCCCCAGCCTGCCCCTCCACTCAATCCCCGCAAGGGTGACCAGTGGATTGCAGATGCGGCATATCGGACAGCGGAGAACGTGACTGTCGAAGTGCCGCCGCCAGTCGAGCCGATCACTGTAACACTCTTACCCGACCCTCCACAAACCGTTACAGTAAGTTACCTCCCATAAGAAAGGTTCATTATCATGCCCGTTTCAGATATTCGTGTATATGCCGGTCCTGTTGATGGATGGGTGAGCATTCGTGGCCCCAAGGGAGACAATGGCAACCCGGGTGCGGGAGCCACAGTAACTGTTGCTGGTGTCACAGCCCTTGCTCCCGGTGCCACCCCAACGGTCACTGATTCCAACCCCGACCCAAGCATTGCCAATCTGACCTTTGGGATTCCGGCTGGTGCCCCGGGTTCCGCTGCCACCATTCAGGTGGGCACGGTAAACACCCTTCTTCCGGGTGCCACTGCTACCGTCAGTAATTCGGGCTCAACTTCGGCGGCTGTGTTCAATTTTGGTATCCCGCAAGGGCCAAAAGGTGATACCGGGGCTGCGGCTGTTATCAAGGGAACGGCTACTGCCTACCCGCCAGCGGCTACCCCCGCTACCAATGACCTCTACATCCTTGGCAATGCGGCATCCTTGGTTGGTGCCCCTGCCTCTGGTGTTGGCCCTGCTGCCATTGGTGACGGTGTGGTGTGGACGGGGGCGGCATGGGTCAACGTCGGCCCCCTTCGTGGACCCCAAGGTCTTACTGGTAACACCGGCAACCCCGGAACCAATGCCACTGTCTCGGTGGGCACGGTGACAACGGGTGCGGCTGGTAGCCCCGCTAGTGTTGTCGATGGTGATGCCGGGAACCCCAACAACGTGCTGTTGAATTTCACGATTCCGCAGGGGCTAAAGGGTGATGCCGGTGCCAATGCTCAGGTCTACACCAACGTCGCTGCCACCCCGCCGACCGGCATGAATGCTGGTGCGATCTGGCTGGTGAACTGACCAAGAGGCTTTTCCACAGGGGATGGCAATAGGGCCTCCCCTCCACGGCGCAGGAACGAGTCATGGCTTCTGACGTAAGAATCTGGACAGGCTCCGCATGGGAGTCAATCAAGGGTGCTGATGGTGCCCCCGGCCCCACCGCTGTGTCCACAGACGCTGGCAACGTCGCCAAGCTGGGGACCGATGGCCGCATTGTCGTGCAGCCTGCGGACATGGATTCCCGTTTCGTGAACGTGACCGGCGACACGATGACGGGCAACCTCACCGTGTCTGCAACAGGCGACCGGATTGTCGCTGTCACCAGCACCAGCGCGGGCAGTGCGTCTCTCAACGTAACATCCGGCGCAAACACTGGTCAGGTGTCGCAATCGGGAACGACCCTGTTCATCACGAACTATCCTTCCGGCGGCATCTTGGCCCTGACTCAAGCCGGTGCTGGCTCTATCCGCTTCACGGTCAATTCCGTTATTCCGTTTCAGGTCACGCCCACTGGTGTCAGTGTCTCTGGCAACATCACTTCCACGGGAACGGCGCACAATTTTGCTGCCAATTCCATTACCGCCAGTGCCATCGCTGGTCTGCCCGCCGCCTCGACGGTGGCCGGTGCAGCCCTTGCCGCCACAGCCGCCGTGGGGACCAGTACAGCCTACGCTCGGGCTGACCACTCCCATTCCTTGCCCACTGCGGCACAGGTTGGTGCCCTGACCCAAGCCGATGGCGATGCCCGGTACGTCAACGTGACCGGCGACACCATGACAGGCACGTTGCTGATTACGTCTTCAACTACTGCGGTCGAGGCTCGGGTTCAGGGTTTTGCTGGTGCGGGCGCGCAGGTGGTTGCTCAGAGGCATGATGACTCCGTGACGGGGCCGTTCTTTCAGTTGCACAAAGGCAGGGGCACTAGTGCGGCACCAACAGGGGTGCTTACCAACGACGTTCTTGGCACTGTAGCTTGGGTCACCCGCGCATCCACCGGCCCGATTAACAGTGCCCAGATCGCCGTTACAGCCACAGGCCCCACAACAGCGGCCAATACGCCGGTTCAGATGAACTTCTCCGTGAGTGACGGCACGGCGGCAGTAAACACTGTTCTCTCTGTGCGACCCGCTGGCGTGTCCATTTTAGGCAACATCACATCCACGGGCACAGCACACAATTTTGCGGCAAACTCCATCACGGCCTCTGCCATTCTGGGGTTGCCAGCAGCTTCTGCGGTGGCTGGTGCCGACCTTGCTGCCACTGGCGTGGTGGGGGTCAGTGCCGCATACGCCAGAGCCGACCACTCACACCCCCTCCCAACTGCGGCGCAGGTCGGTGCCCTTACCCAAGCGGATGCTGATCTTCGTTTTGTGAACGTCACTGGTGATACGGTCACGGGCGACTTGGTGGTGAATGGCAAGCTAGGCGTTGGCGTCACCCCGTCTACGGGCTTCCACGTTCGGACCTCGACCATTCTCCTTGACGGATTTGTTTCGTCTCAGGGAAGCAGGTTTACTGCCCCGGTTGGGTATGGGGGTTCTAGTGGACCCAGCAGTTCAGTTGGTGTGGTGATTAGCGACACACGCAGCACTACTGGTGCCTGCATCGCGTTCCACGCCCAGACCAACGGCACAGCCCTCAATCCCGCTATTCCAGAGTCGGGAGACTTTGCATTCCTGTCCGAGGGTCCCGCACCGTCTCGTCTTGGTGGCGACCTTGATGTTCAGGGGAATCTCATTGGCGAGCGGCCTTTCATTGCCATCACAGGCTCCCGCACTCTGACGCTGGCTGACCGCAGTGCCAATCTGGCTAACGTCTCTACTGGCACCGCAGCCGTCACAATCACGCTCCCCACCAACGCAGCAGCGGCATTCCCCGTGGGGTCACGCATTGAGGTGTTTGATTTGTCTGGGACGGCCCCGACTGTGGTGGCAGCACCAGCGGGCGTGTCGCTCACATGGAACGCCACTCTGACCGGCAACGCACCGGCAGTTGCTGGAGGTGTGGCGGCATCAATTCAACTGCAAGGACCGATTTCACGAATCACAGTCATCAAAACTGCCACAGACTCTTGGATGGCACTTGTCTAGGAAACCACTATGACCCAAGAAATTCTCTGGCCCTTGCGGGGTGTGTCCAAGGACGCCAACAACCTGATAACCCTCGGGTCTGACGGGCAGGTTTTTGCCAGCTTGGCCACAACGGATGACCGTTGGGTGAATGTGTCTGGCGACTGGATGAGCGGCCCGCTGACCCTTGGCGGCACAGCCAAGTTCACCGCCACTGCACCGCTCGACATAGATGCCACAACCTTCCGCGTTCGCCAACCAAGCACACCGACCAGCCAAACTTCCCCCGGCGAGCAGGGGACCGTTTGCTGGGACACCGCTTACCTGTATGCCTGCATTGCTCCAAATCAGTGGCGGCGAATTGCATGGCGAGACTGGGATGGTGTTGTTACGGGCGGCTCATGGGCACCCATCAACACATCAGCCCCTTCCTTGTATACGCTCACCCATGCCAACAATATGTTTTTGGCTGACGCGGCCAAGTGGTCTACGGATGGGTCCAACTGGTTTTCTGGGACTCCTCTCTCGGGTCACAACTACACCCGTGCCGCATTTGGCAATGGCACATATGTAAAGGCTAGGCTTCTCGGCAGTTCCAACACAGCCGAGTTCTACACCTCATCTGACGGCAAGGCTTGGACAACGAGGCCATACAATCACGGGGTTACAAGTTTCCGCAACCCCGAAAGGTCGCTGAGTTTTGGAGGCTCTCGGTTTGTGGCCTTGATGAACACTTCTGGCTCCACCAACGGCAATGTGTTGCCAAGGTACAGCGTGGACGGCATTACATGGCTGACCTCTGCGGCACCGACCAGTCTGGCTGCCAGTACGCTTTCGGATGTGCAGGGCATTGCTTTCAGCGGGGGTTTGTTCGTAGCTGTTGGCTGGGCTTCTTCGGCGGGCAACCCAACCAATCGCTATATAACGAGCCCAGACGGGGTAACTTGGACAGCACGTTCGCTTCCCATATCGGCCAAGTGGAACGATGTGGTGTTTGCCAACGGACGATACGTCTGCATAGCACCCGGTCTTGCTGCCATGACATCTGTTGATGGCGTGAACTGGGCACAGGTGAATATGCCCTCAAGTGCCGACTGGGAATCTTTGGCTTATGGCGGAAATCGTTGGATTGCAGTGGCCTCATCAACCTCGACGGCAGCACAATCCACTGACGGTGTGACTTGGACCACCATGAGCCTGCCATCTGCCTCCGCGTGGAACAGCATTGCCACGAACGGCACGGTATTCGTGGCGGCTAACGGCACCAACTCCCCGGCTTTATTCTCAGCCACTCCTCAACTGGTAACGTACTTCCCCATCTCCGCATCCCGGGATTTGGTTTCCAGCGATGCCAATGCGACCATTGCCAATGTATCGACCGACCCCGCACCCGTTACTGTTACAGTGCCAGCCGATGCAACACTGGGTTTCCCGATTGGCACATCCATCAACATCATGGATGCCAGCCAGTCGGCAGTGACAACAATTAGGGCTAGTGCAGGCGTTACACTCAACTGGTCTGGCAAGCTGGTAGGAACATCTGCCTCACTGCTAGGTGGCGTTGGCGTCGAGGTTCAGATACCCGGCCCCCTCTCGCAGGTCGTTCTCAGGAAGGTTGCCGTCAATACTTGGACCATCATTTACTAGGGTGACTAATGGCTGACCGAGAAGCAAAAGCGGGCGCGGTGGAGTTGTTGTGGCCTGTCATGCAGGCGTCCACAGACCCGACCAATGTCTCTAAGTTGGATGCGGACGGAAACGTCCTGACATCGACTACGGACATTGCCGCCAGCTTTGTCCGCAAGTCGGGCGACACGACCACCGGCCCTCTGGCGATTACGGCTGGAGCCACGATCACGCCGCTGCCAACCGCTGTCGTGTCGAACACTACTGTTCATGTCGTGCGAGATGGTGCAGCCGCTTTTATGGAACTGTACAGCACTGGCCCGGGGACGGCCGGATTGTTGTTCAGAAAAAAGGCTGGCACTCTGGCAGCCCCCACCGCCGTTCCGTCAAACCAAGCTACCGGGGTTATTAGGTGGCAGGTTAAGCCAACCAACGGGGCAGCCGACAGAACACACGCACAAATATCCCTTACTGCCACTAGCGTTGAAACCGCAGACGGCTACTACGATTCCGTCATGTCTTTCAGTTGTGGAGGCTCGTCTGCCGCAACTGCCACGGCTAATTTCGGAATGCGTCACGAATTGGGAGTTAAGCAATTCTTTGTTACATGCGACAACTTCACTGTAGACACTGCGGGACTTGTCACCGCACAGTCTGGTTTTAGATCGGGTGCAGGCAACACGTTCTCAGTAGATACTGCTGGTTACATAGTCTCCAAGTCTGGCTTGCGGGTGGAGCGGGCACAAAACGGAGACTGCCTGCGGGTCTTGCAAAGCAACATACTGGCTAATCAGTCGGCGGTCGGCCTGTACTCCGAATGCCATGGTTCCAGCGATAACAACGTAGCTCTCGTAGGAGTGTCTGCCAACGCAAAAGGAGTTTGCACTCGCGGAATTGGCTTGGTGGCCAACGCTGAGAGTGCTGGAAGCGTGGCGAATTTTGCTATACAGGCATTCTCTAAGAACGCTGTTCGCAACGTAGGGCTTTACATTGACAGTGGTTTGCTGCGATCCAGTGACAGCTATGCCATACAAAGCGTGTCTCCTGCGGCTTCGTATTTTGCGGGGGCAGTGGGAATAGGGTGGGCCGACCCGACGCACACGCTGGAGGTCGGCGGCACGACGATGCTGCGTAATACGCTGGAAGTAACGGGCAACATCACAAGTTCAGGAACAGCGCATTCTTTTGTCGCCAACAGCATCCCCAGCACCGCAGTTATCGGCAACACCCCGAGAACCATTGCGGCCACTGGATCGGCTGGCAACTCTGGGCAGATGGTATGGGATGACAATTTTATTTACCTCCGAACCACCAGCGGTTGGAAGAAGGTCGCTCTGACCGCACTCTAAGAAAGGGAAACCATGATTGACGAACCCGATGATTTGACTGCGGCAGAAGCAGAGCAGCGAGACGCGCACATGGCTGCCGTTGCGTTGGAGATGGAAGAACGCCGAGCAGCAGAAGCGGCCATGGCTGCCGAACAAGATGCTGCACTGGCGGCGGTCAAAGCTGAGTGTGATGCGTTCCGGGCGGCATTGCAAGCAAACGAGGAGTGACCATGAGCTTTCTTCCCAGCAACTGCACCCCTGCCCCGCAGTCACATTCCTGTGGGCGTGGCTCACCTTCCCCGTTCAGGATGCCCAGTCGGACATCTATTGAATGGTCTTTGTCCAATCCTGTTCTGACTGAGGGTGCCTGCGCCTATGAGTCAGATACAGGAAGGTGGAAGCTGGGGAATGGCAAGGACAGGTATGTGGACTTGCAGTACCGCTCGGAGTCTGGAGTGGCTGGAGTGGCTGGTCCGTCCGGCCCAATGGGCCCCGAGGGTCAGGCTGGACCCCCATGCTCTCTCAAAATCGGCAGCGTGACCTCCGGGGCAACCGCCAGTGCCGACATCAGCGGCAAGGCCCCCAACTACTTGCTCAATCTGGTGCTGCCCACCGCGACAACCAATCCAGTTGATCCAACTACGCCAGACCCCGCCAAGCCCGGAACCATAACTTTCTCGGCCAGCCCAATTAGCAGGCAGGTTCAGGAAGGCTTTGCTGCCGTGTTTACCGTGGCAGCGCAGTGCAGCCCCGAAGACACAGTGACCTACCAGTGGCAGCGTCAGGAAGGGTACGGAGGAACGTGGGTGGATGTCGCCGTTGGCTCTGGGCCTAGGCTCATTTTCAATGCCAAGAACAGCGACAACTCAGACAGCTTCCGCTGTGCTGTTTCTGCCAAGTCTGCCAACACAACCTATAGCCCTGCCGCAGCCCTGACCGTGTTCCCGCTGCCGCCCACCAACGGCAATGCAGCGATCATCATTCACCCACTCCCTGTTTGGTGCCGGGTGGGCGAGCAAGTGTCGTTCGCCTGTTCGCTCAATGCCGGTAACGGGGGGACTCAGAAGGCTAATTACAGGTGGTTCATCAAGCGTTCTGGGGGAAGCTCCTTCGCAGCCATTGGGACAAATTCGCCGGTTCTGTCATTTCAGGCTGCCGCCGCCGACAACGGGGCCGTGATCTTCTGCTCGGCTGAATACGCAGTTCCGGGCGGCTATCTGTACCCGGGGCCTATCGCAAGCCAAGAAGCCACTCTGACAATCATTTAGCAGGCCAG